GATCCTCTCCGAGCAGATCGCTCTCGAGCTCGACCGCGAGATCCTGAACGACCTCCTCACGACTGGAACTGGCGCGAACTTCTTCTGGTCACGCGCTCCGGGCCGCTTCGTCAACAAGCAGACCGGCTCAGAGATCCTCCGTAACACATCAGCTCCCGGCCCGAACTTCACCGGTACGGTCCGTGAGTGGTACGAGACCCTCATCGAGACCGTCATTGACGTCGCCAATGAGATCCACAGGAAGACCCTCCGTGGCTCGGCGAACTTCATCGTGGTCTCCCCGGACGTTGCCACCATCCTCGAGGCATCCGTGCTCTACAAGCCGGTCTACTCGATCGACGGCAGCGGCCAGGTCGGCTCCCCGATGACCATCGGCGCTGAGAAGATCGGCACCCTCTCGAACCGCTTCACGGTCTACAAGGATCCTTACTTCCCCAGGAACAAGATCCTCGTCGGCTTCAAGGGCGGCAGCTACCTCGAGACCGGTTACGTCTACGCTCCGTACGTCCCGCTCATCGTCACACCGACGATCTTCGCCCCAGAGGACTTCACGCCGCGTAAGGGTGTCATGACCCGCTACGGCAAGAAGATGGTCCGCTCCGACTTCTACGGAACGGTCACCTGCCTCGACATGAACATCATCTGATGTTCTAGCCGATAAGGCGTCTACGCGGCCACCCTTCGGGGTGGCCGTTGTAGTTTTACTAGTAGCAAAGCGTAATCTACAACAGACTTCACACTTTGCAGGTCTAGTGAATACATAGACTCACAGGAGTTTGTAGCAAATGAAGCTCGATCGTTCAACCATTCGTAGACTTGTCCTTGAGGAGATCACGAGAGCCAGAGAGCCCAAGAGAAAGTCTCTCGCTTACTACATCTTCGAGGCCCCCGCCCCCGCAGCGATAGGTAGCGTCTCAGCTGCAAGGCAAGAGATCGAAGACTTCATGCAGACACCGCTCTCAAGTGCAGGTGCGAATCCAGCAGAGAAGCTGAGTCCCATGGCCCAACAGCTGGTAAAAATGGGGACTGGAGATGATGACAAGAAGGTAAAGGGGTCAGCAACTGGCAAGGGAGACTTCATTCCCGTGCTCCAGCTCAAGGCGAGCCAGAACGAAGTCGGCAAGGCAAACTCGCTCGCGAACGTTTGCAAGGGCGCTAACGCAACTTGGGACGGCATCGACTGGGGAGACGTTGACTGGCTTGTTGAGCACATGAAGCCCGGCGCAAATGTCGAGTTCAAGGACGCTCTGCTCGGTGCAATAACCACAGACGGTAACGTCGTTCTCGATGGTCACCACAGATGGTCACAGGCATTCATGCTCAACCCAGAGTGCAGTGTGAATGTTGTCTTTGCTGACGCTTCCGGTCTCAGCGCTGACGAGACTCTCAAAGCAGTCCACCTTGCGATTCTAGCTAAGACAGACCAGGACAAGACGAAGTCTGCTTCCGGAGGAAATCTCTTCCAAGCTTCTGACGCTGACATCGTCGGGTATTTTGACGCTCCCGAAAAGTGGATCGATCCGAAGACGGGTGATGAGGCAGATGAGGGCGTCGCTCCGTATGTTTACGCGGTGATGAAGATCAACAACATCACTGATCCTGTTGCCGGCAAGCAGGCTGCAGTTGATAGAGTCAAGGCTGCGATCGCAAAGTGCAGCGCCACCGTTGTTCCCGGCGCTCCGCCCAGAGATGCCATGCCCCAAGCTGACAAAAAGACTAACCCGATTAGCGCCAATGGAGTCCTCAAGGCTCTCAGCAAGGGTGAGATCAACTACAGTGAACCTTTCATCCCCAAGGGCGCAAAGCTAAGCAAGAGAGTCAGAGTCGTGAAGAAAGCTGATGAATCAGTCTCAAGTGATGATGAGATGATCATGGAGCGCTGGCAGAAGCTCGCGGGTCTCATTAAGGACTGAGATCTCCGTCAAAGTCTCTCTCTCCATCATAGTTAGGATGGGGAGAGAAGATGGCGAGTTTCGCGAACACACAGGCTCCAACACCCTTCGGGTTCTTTGACACAGACTCTGACTTCCAGTCGGAGGCTGATTCAATGGTCACATTTGTCAAGCGCAAGCTTGGCGATGATGTGCTCTCTGTCGAGCTTACTTCAAAGCAGATATGGGCCTGCTTTGAGGAGGCTTTCTGCGAGTACGGCGCAATTGTGAACCAGTACCAGGCTAAGTCCCAGCTCTCCAATCTCATGGGAGCTTCTACGGGCTCGCTCAATGGCAGCGAGCAGAAGTTTCCGAGAGAGACACTCGAATTTGCCCTTCGTCTCGCTGAGCCCTACATCTCAACTGCGGGTCTGGGAGGGAGCTTCAATACGACTTCTGGTTCGATACAATTAGAGAAAGGGAGGCAAGATTACGATCTCTACACGGAGCTCGTCGACATGGGCGGAGTGCCCCTTGTTTCCTCATCGCTCAATCCCTCGAGAGGGAAGCTGCGCATCTTCGAGGTGATGCACTTCAGCCCCGCCGCAGCCTACCGCTTCTTTGACACGACATCGGCGATCAACTACCTGAACAATGAGTTCTCCTTCGAATCTTTCACACCGGAGACCGTCTTCTACGTTCTGCCGGTCTTCGAAGACATCCTTCGAGGCGGACAGATGAAGATATCGAACAAGGTCCGTCGATCAAACTACAGCTACATGATAGTCGGCACGAAGATAAGGATTTTTCCCACTCCGGTCGCTGACAACCCGCTGAAGCTCTGGTTCAATGTTGGTTTCCCGCAGGATCCACTCAACCCGACGATGAAAGACCCTTCCATCTATGGGGTGAATAACCTTTCAAACGTTCCTTTCGGAAACTTTGTCTACAGCAGGATCAATTCCATTGGTCGTCAGTGGACAAGACAGTACACCCTGGCTCTCGCAAAGGAAGTCTTGGGTCTCGTGAGGTCCAAGTTCAGCTCCGTCCCGATACCCGGCGCAGAGCTCCAGCTTAATGGATCCGACCTCGTTTCTCAGGGAAGAGAAGAAAAAGACAAACTTGTCACCCAGCTCAGGGAGATGCTCGACACTCTCACATACGACAAGCTTATAGAAACTAGAGCGACGCAGGTTGACAACCTCCAGAAAATTTTGCGGGCTGTACCCATTCCGATGGGTCGAGCCATCACTATCGGTTGAGCGATGGCAAGGCTCTTCATCACCAGTCGAGAGCTTGACCTCATTAGTGATCTCACAAAAGAGGTCATCAAGGACGTCATTGGGCAAAAGATCTACTACTACCGAGTCCGCGAGGAGCTCACGCAGGTCCATGATGTGTACGAGGAAGCGACTGAGAAGGTCTTCGATCCGCCTGTAGAGCTTGAGGCACTCGTGGAGTGGACATCGCCCGAGGTGAACACCAACCAGTTCGGGTCAGAGACGAAGGGTGTTGTTACCGTCATGATACACCAGAGGGACCTTCTTGACAAGAACATCGCTGTGAGAGAGGGCGATTACTTCTCTTACGGCTCGACTTTTTATGAAGCGACTTCTCTCATTCCGATCAGTAAGATCTTCGGACAGGTAGAGCACATAACGGGATACAAGATCACTGGCAAGCAGGCTCGCGAGGGACAGATCGGGAAGCAGCCAATCGGTCCTCTTGGGGATCAATACACTGATCCAAATGCAGTACAAGAGACGTTTGAGCAGCAGAGGGGATACACTTCTAACACAGAGGGCGAAACAAATGATGTTAGGACTCTGCAGGAGAAGGGAGTCCTCGCACAGCCCCTGTCACAGCCCCGTAAAGTTGCTGTTGATTCACTTGGGTCTTCTTTCTATGGGGATGAGTGATGCAAACTCGTTACGATAAGAACAAAGAGGTCGCGGGAGTTCTTCCGAGCGGCTACGAGGGCTCAAACGTACCGACTGACTTCGCTCTTCCCTCTTGCGGCATAGAAGACGTGGACAGAGCGTTCTTTGAGCTGTTCGACAAAGTTCTCCCTTTCACATACAAGGCTTCGAGAGACAACGACGAGAGGAGAAAGATTCCCGTTGTCTTTGCGACTGGTGAGAGGTTCGCTCTCGCTTCGAAAAAGTCACCCCTGAGGGACAGGAACAACGCTCTCATATTACCCATCATCTCAATATCGAGGTCTGGAGTCGAGCAGGATAACACGAAGGGCGGTGGAGTGTCGGATCGTTTCAATGAGATGGTCATTAAGAAGCGGGTTTCTGCGGATGACCCCCTCTACCAGTCACTCATCAACGCGAGAGGCTTCAGGAACTCTCCTGTCGAAGGAGGCGGGAGAGCCTTAGAGTCTGAGACTGACTACTATAAAGAGACTGGAAGATACCTCGAGCCGGACCTGAGAAAGGGGCTTTATGAGGTGCTCGTCATACCGATGCCGAAGTACTTCACGTTGAAGTACGAGATCACGTTCTGGACGCAGTACGTTGGACACCTCAACGAGATGGTCACGACGTTGATGGGGTCTTACATACAGCCCGGAAACCGCACCATCAAGATAACGACGAAGAAGGGGTACTGGTTCATCGCTTACTTTGAGCCATCGATTGGTTCTGGTAACAACTTCGACGGTTTCAACGACGACGAAAGGGTGGTGAAGGCCACGATCACCGCCGAGGTGCCGGGCTACCTCATTCTGCCAGAGGTGAACGGAATACCCAGCGGAATCCGTTCTTACATTTCTGCGCCTACGATATCATTCGGAGCATACATCGGAGACTCTGAGAAGTCACAGGAGACACCCGTAAGCAGTGGAAAGGTGGATACCTATATCCTGTCTGAAGTTGCAACTGATGACACTGAGAGACCATCTGGAGCTGTGGGAGAGAATGGTAAATCCCAGACTGAGTCTCTCGCTGGCGCCGACCGAGCAGACTCGAGCCGAGTCCTCCGAGACGCAAAGCCCAACGACTCAGCAGTCGGAAATGTGGGAAGCGTCAAGACTCGCACGAGGAAAGTAGTGTATGAATCAGACCCAGTGACGGGCAAGAAGGGAAGAGTCGTCGGCAAAGTCGTTGACTCTGTACCCAGCAAGGGCGAGGAAGTTATTTCCTTGACCGAATTCGCAAAGTTGTGAGCGAGTAGTAGGT